AGAATAGTCTATTGATTCTCGACTAGGTTCGATTTCTTGGAATTTTTTTTTTGCTTTTCAGAAGGCTCTTTGGCCATTTTATTGCCAGATGTGCATCGTACTAAAAACAACATGATCTGTGCACCGGCTTTTAAACCTTCGTCCAGACACATTTGATAAATCTGATCTATCGTATACTTTTTTTCGGCCTGATTAAAAAAAATAATCTGCGCTGTCTCGTTCATGGGAGGGAGCGATTTTATCATTGCAGACTCATTTATATTATTAACATCAATATTTTTGCCGTATTTATAAACTAAAGATCCGATAGATCCTAAAGCATTTTCCATTACAGACATGTTTTCAAACGTAGGACGCAGGAGAATTTTCTCTCCTGCTAATTCGATTTCCATTTCATTTCTAAATTTATTTTCCATGTCGCCACCTTAGTTAGGCAGCGATCACCGCAGTTGTAATTGCACCGCTAGAAGCTGCCGAAATTGAATAACTTGATTCAGCATCATAATCTCCTGATACTTCAAGCGATGTCAATTTGAAACACCCTTCATATAAGCGCCCAGTCTTAGCTTCGATAAACATCAAGCATGTTAATTCGTTAGCTAAAAACTTAGTCACTAGACCTTGGAAAACATCGGCGTTGTTGTAAACACCAGAACCAGAGATTTCCATTGAACGAATGCCAGCTTTATCAAGCATTACTTTCCACTCGTCTGAATCTTCGCTAGTAATGTCGATACCCTCAGCTGATAAATTCATAGACTTAGATCTAAGACCACCAGTTGACATAAATTTATCAATTTCCATTGCGGCCTCTGTATCATCTAATACAATCGCAGCACCGGATCTTGTTGCAGATATATTAAAAGTGTCAGCTGTTAAAATTGTTTTAACATAATAAAAAGTTGTAGTATTGATTGTCGTATTAGCGCCAATCGTACCAAACTTTATAATGTCACCGACCTTAAGGCCATGTGCTACTGCTGTTAATGTTGATTGTGTCGCAGTTGATGCAACCAAATCCTCAACACAAGCTTTAAGTAATAAATCCTTACCGCCCATTTCCTTTTGTTCTGTATTACAAGTTCCCATTTAAACCTCCCCTAAAAATAATTTAAAAATTTGGACACCATGTTTTGTTCTGCCATCTGGTTCATCTAAAATATCGACCGTTGCCCGTCTATGCACCACAATATTCCAACCATCTATACAAATATCCTGTTGATGGAGTAATTCGTCAATACGCTTTTGGATTTGCTGGACTTTAAGATCACCTTGATTTGGTGCCTGCACCCATGTGTCAATTGTATAAGAGAAGGAAACCCCATCCCAATCATGATTTGCTCTGTCAGACATCGGCTTTATGGACATTCGAACGAATGGAAAAGGCTGATTGTCTGGGACGTGATCATACACTTTTGGATTTAATGGAGTCGTGCCCAACAGGGTTTGCAAAGCAGTATCTTGAGATAGGGTTTCGTAAATAGTTTTTTGTAACTCCGTAGGTGCCCATGTCATTTCGACTCCTCAATGGCGGCTTTAAACCATTTCTCAAAAATATTATCTACAGTTTTTGCCACTCTCTCAACCGCTGTCGATAACCAAGGTCTAGGTGCCATATCAACCGTTCCAAACTCTAACCAAGCAGCGTATTTAAGATTAGATCCGACCTCTCCCACGCCATCTTTATAATTAAATTTAATTGATTTACGTAATTGCCCTGTATCTGTATGTGGTGGCGTATTTGGTTTTGATACGGTAACAACCCTTTTTGGATTATATCTGACGCCTATTTTCCCACCCTCATTAGCAGATACAATTTTAATTGCCTCGCCATGCAAAGCCAATGTTGCTTCTTTTACGGCCATGTTTCTATTCTTTTCAAAAGATTTATCAAGTTTTTGAAATGCTTTAAGGGTTTTTTCTAATCCCTTTACTCCGCCACCGATCATGATCCCACGTTCTCCACGCAATCTAAGATCATAAACCATTTTTCTTCATCAATTTTTCGTACGCCATGAATTTGAAATATTCTTGTTTCAAATATTATGCGCATCTCTGAAGCAACTCCGGATAAATATCTGATGCCTATTTTGTGGGTAACATTTGACTCTATTCTTTGTGCAAAAAATCTTTCTGCTGCTGACGTTGGTACAATATTAGCCCATACACTAGCAAACTGTGACCAAGACTCAGTAAAACCACCCTGACCATCTGCCGTTCTAGTTAATTGTTCAATAGATATGCGATGTCTAAGATCACGGATTTTCAAGCTTCATCCTTTTCCAGTGTGATACGATAGTTAAAATGTGTGGCGGTATAACCATTTCATTCTGATCACCACGATTTTCGTACATGTGCGCACACAATTCTAAAATAGCCATCTTAATTTCAGCAGGCACGTTAGTCCCAGCATCACCAAAACCAAATTTAATCCTAAATTGTATTCCATTGTTAGGACGCAATACTGTCTGTGGCCAAACACTGCCAAGCTTTAAGCCAATCCTAGTTTGGTTGCTAACATTATCAAAAATATAATTACCAACAGTTTCAGGTATGGCCGTATTATCGTCAGCGTAGGTGTTAAAAGCGATAAATTCTTTGGCAATACCCAACGGCAAACTAATATTTTTAGCTTGTCCAGATAGCTCTTTAATCGAATAGTCTCTGACACCATCCCACCATTCTGTTCGTGCGTTCATAGGAAACCAATCCAAGAACACGTCCCAAACTTGATTAATAAACTTTATTGATAAATAATTCTGCAAAGTATTCGTTGCAGTCTCAATCATTAATAAAATTCTAGTATCTTCTAAATTATTATCTATTCGTAAATAGTCTTTAGCCTCTGTCACAGTGACAACCGTCGTTGCTGGTGGCGTAACTAACTGGGTTTGATACTTCATAATTATAAACCTCAAAAAAAATAGGGAAGATTTCTCTCCCCTATAATATATGGTAATTTTTCTAAAACCAAATTAAATTGCAGGCACGGCCAAAGGTGATGTTGAAATTGGTTGGTATTGGTAGGCAACAGAAACTGTTCCAACTTCTACTAAATTCAATTTAACATATTGCTTTTGACCAACATAACCAACTGCGTGCACTTTTGATGCGTCTGCAGCTGTATTTAAAGTTTTAATCACGCCGCCTTCATAGTCTGCTGCTGCACAATCAGTAAAAACAGAATTGTCATCAGAGTGTGTCATCTGAATGATAATGCTATTTGTATTATCAAATGAAAATGCACCGACTTGAACTAAGAAACCAAAGCTGTCATAAGCTTTAGTGTCAAAAGCTGCTGATAAAACTGTTGCTGAAAATGTACCAGCTGCACCCATAAGTGCTGCTAATTTCCCTTTTATACCACGATTCATAAATACTCCTTTTAATAAAAAAATAACGGCCGAGGCTAACGATAACCCCGACCAAATAATTACGCTTTAATTTTTAATAACTTGATAGCTTCGAAATTCTTAACAGCACCACCAACACGCTTAGTTGTATAAAATAATACAAATGGCTTGTTAGTATAGATGTCACGAACAACTCTGATACCGATACGATCTACGATCTGATAACCTGCTTTAAAGTCACCAAAAGCCACCGCTAAATTACCAGCTACACCACCGGCTTGCATATCTGCAGCCTCATAAACAGGTGCACCAAGTAATGTTGCTTGTGCAGCACCATTTAATCCAGGCTCCCATAAATAACGATTCTGTGTATCTTTTAATTTACGGAATTCTTTGATAACTTCACGCTTTGCCATCCATGCAGCAGCTTTTTTGTAATCAGCTTTTACTGCATAATTTAGATCGATTAAGTCATCAGCTTTAATAGTTAATGAAGTCGATGTTTCAACTTGCTCAACTTGATTAAAACTTGTACCAGCAGCATAATCTAAAATACCTTTAGGCTTACCAACACCGTTGCCAGAAATGAAAGCCGTTGCTTCGTCTAATGCGAACTTCTGTGCAGCTTTTTCAGCTAACCAAGACTCTACATTCACGCTTGCATCGTCTAACAACTTTTGAGTTGCTAAAGGTTGTGCAAATAATTCATGTGTAGGGATCTTAATCATTTTTAATTTAGCTGTATCAGTGTTTCCACGTGGCTGTGTTTCGCCAACCCATCCAGAAGAAATTAATTCAAGATCTTCCATGATTTCTAAAGCATCTGTGCTGATAACTTGAACAGAGGCTAATTGTCTCATCGGAGAAGATTCATAAACCTTCTTTACGATCTCAGACGACATTTCAGGAGTTACAAAGTAACCACCGTCTTCGTCACTGTTTACAGACATAGACTTCATCTCAAGACCTTTGCGTAGGAATGAGTTAAAACCTTTTTTGTATTCAGCCGTTTTTTGTTCTGCTTCAGTTAAATCTGGCTGATTGAAATTTCCACGAGCTGCTGCTGCTTTAATGCTTTTTAATTCTGCATCTAAAACAGACAAACGCTCATTCATTTCATCAACTTTTTGCTTTGATTCAGCAGATTGAGTTTTTAAAGACGCCTCGTGAGCAGCTTTAAAAGCCTGATGTGCTTCTGATATTTCTTGTAACTTTTTTTCGATTTCGTTCATAAATTCTCCTTTATATTTTTAAGTGCGTAGGTCTTTGAGTAACTTGTCTAGGGACTGAATCATTTGATTCGGGTCCTCTGGTGGTTTTGCGGCTTCAAAGTGAAGTGCTTGCTCAATTTCATCTCGACTAACGCCTGACTTGCTTAATTCTGTAATCAAATACCTTGCCCTGTCAACGCCTGCTAGACTTTTAGCAGATGTGATCATCGCTTCTGTGTTCATCGGGAAAGTAACAATTGAATATTCGAACAATTTTAGCTCTTTTAAATGTCTAATCATCGGTTTATCACGATCCGGCTCTGCTTTAATAGTCATATAACCAATCGATAGACCCATTTTAGCACCTAAAGACATAGCTGTTTTTGCTAAAGAGTATTTCTCACGTGCTGATTGCACATTTAGGTCTAGTTTTCCCTCAACAAATAATCCTGTGTCGTCCTCTTCGGCTCTAAAATTCCAACCAATTTGCTTAGTCGGATCATGATCAGCCAGGATAGGGAACTTGCCACCAGACTCTTTAATAGATTTTTTAAATGCGCCTTTAGATACGACATCAAAACCTAAATCTGTATTGCCAAATGTAGAGGCATAACCTCTGATTGTTCCCTGAGTATCAACATCATCTAATTTTAAACTAAATGTTTTAAATTCTACTTTCATTTCCACACCTTTCGATCGTTCTCCATAATAATGTTCAATGATTTAGCAAAAAGCACAACCTCTTTATGAGTTGGGAAATACACTTCTGCTTTAAAATTCTGATTTGTGCCTTCTAATAATCCCTGTAATTCGAAATCTGTAAGAGAAAACTCAATTATCCCAGCCTCAGCGTCAACAATTGATACTACAGATTTCTCTAGCTCCCTGCCATCTGAGTATGGGAATTTTAAAGTAATCCCAATAGC